GACTCGATCGGTGTTGGTGGTGGCGTTTGTGATCGATTGCGAGAGCTGCAATTGCCTGCCGTGGGCGTTAATACTGCTGAGAGCCCATCGTTGCGCGGCACTTACTTAAACCTTAGAGCGGAGCTCTGGTACAAGCTGAAAGCCTGGCTAGAGGCGAGAGATGTGAGCATGCCGAATGATGATCATCTTCTGGCAGAACTCGTTGCCATCAAATATAAATTTACATCTAGCGGCAAGCTGCAAATCGAATCCAAAGCAGAGATGAGCAAGCGCGGACTCGCGAGTCCCGACAGGGCGGATGCTGTCTGTCTAACGTTTGCAGTTGAGGCGGCCACGGTTATTCATGGCGGATCAAACAGCACTAATTGGAACAAGCCCATTCGCCGAAATCTAAATATGGTCTGAGGGGTTATGTAACAAGTTTTTTAGAGAGAAAATAAATGACCCTCTAAATTGCGAGCTGCAAATGAAGCCTTTCAAAAACGGACCGCAAGGTCATCGCGATGCTGCTCAGGCCATCGAACAGATGATGACCCCAAAGAAGAAATCCGCTCCTCCCAAAAAAAAGAAGCCCGCTAAGTAGATGGCAGGGCTTCTCGCCATTCCGAAGGCTGTCGCGAAAGCGAGCGCAAAGGACGCTGGCCTGCTATCGCCTGGCATCCGCGCATCAAAACCAAATCTTTCGCTGGATGAAAAAAGAGATGTTGTTGCTGAGTATGCTGCAAGCAGCCCAAAAGCATTTTTAAAAATTCAAAAGCAAGTTGGCAAAAACAATATTGAAAAACAGTATGTCAAGGTGCGAGCAAAGCAAATAGCTAGTGAGAAATTTAATCAGGAAGAATCGGCAAGAAAATCGTCTCCACCAGAACAATTCTATGACTCAACAAGATACTTAAAGCGCGATGAAATATTTTCTGTCGCAGAGGATATTGCCGATCAGTTGGAAAAAGAAGGGTTCACTGTCGGAAGTGGGTCCACCGGAATAAGAGGTATTGAGGGTTCTGGTATTAGTAAATCTACCACGAATTTTGGAAATAGCGCATACATTCCTGTTTCATTGCGTGACGGTGACAGATATTTTCAAACTGAAATTAGAGTTTCTGATCACAGTACAGGTGTAAGAAGGGGATTCGATTACAGCCACGTTTTTAGTCCTGAATCAGCAACGCGATTGGTCAAAAAATTGAAGGAGGCTAAACTCAAATTTTCAGGATCGGCAAGTGACGCTGTAATAAAAACCTTGGTGCCAGCCGCAATGTTAGGCGCTGCCGCGACTCCTGATGAGGCTGAAGCTGGTTTTGTGCCTGCAACGATGAAAGGCATATTAGGTGCCTCTTCTATATCGCCCAAGGCTACTCGTAAAAACTTGTTAGCAGCGCGAACCATGCTCGATCAAGGTGTTGAGCCTCGAACGGTTTATGAGCAGACAGGCTATTTCAGGGCGGCTGATGGCAAGATGAGGTTTGAGACGCCTGACCCAGAGAGCATAGATTTTGAAGCAGCCAAAGGTTCCGAAACTCTTGAATCTGATGATGATGGATTTAAATTGATAGCTGATATGTCCAAAGCTATTGATCAGTACCCTGCGAAGGATTTGATGTTTAACGGGAGCTATCCCTCAATTAGAACTGAGGGCATGGAGAGTTACGGAGGTTACTATGACCCTCGTAATGATTCTGTTGCGATAAATAAAAACATGTCACCTTCTTATCAAGCCTCCATTTTGGCCCATGAGTTGCAGCATGGAGTCCAAGATAGAAATAATCTTGCTACAGGCGCCAATCCAAGTTCAGTAAAGCAGGAAATAGATCGCGGCCTTTTAACTGCGCAGCGACCTTTTCGGAATGCGGATGTTGCTTATGGTTTGACTATGCAAAATGTTCGTGACCTGTCTCGTATTGCAGCAGCAGCCAAGTATCGTAAATATTCTTTAGATTCTAATCTGACAGGGAAAAGAAGGCTGCTTGTCGGAAATGGCGATTGGTATGAGTACGGAGATAAAATTAGACAGGAGCTTGGCCAGGAGCCAAAGCGCCATCGACCTAAAGCGGAAAGAGAGCGATGGTTAGGTGCTGCGTGGGCAAAGCTAGCTAATTTTGTCGAGCCTTTAGATGATGCTGCATACGCAAAGTTGTACGACATTTCTAAAACGCCGCGAGGTGCTGTTGGTGATTATATATCTGAAGGCAAGATGTATTTGCACAATAAAGACAATTCTTTTCCTCTAGGAATTGCGGAAAGAGCGGAGTTGGCTAGAGAGCGGTTGCTATCTGATCCAAAGCTAGCAGATAAGCAAATAAAAAGATTAACCTCCTATGTTGATTCTATAAGAGATGATGCGTCCGAGTATTCTCGATTGAGCAGATTGCGAGCCGAACTTGGTAATGAGCGGGATTACGAACTTTACAAGCGCAGCGCGGGAGAAGTAGAAGCAAGGAACGTACAGAATCGTCTAGGCATGACGCAAGATGAGCGATATGCCAGCTACCCTCCAGATACCGAGGATGTTCCCCGGAATAAACAGATATTAAACGAAAGTCCTAGTCAAGAAGCACAAAGAGGCGCAGCAAACCCCAAAGCACTTGGCGCTACTGCCGCGATGGGCGCAGGATTACTTAACGCCACGCAAGCACCTAGTACATCAGACAAGTTTATTGGACTACTCGATGCCGGCGCAAACGCTGCGCAAGCGATGATGGCACCAGTATCTAACGCCCCCCATACATTGATGCAGGCAGCAAATTTATCAGTGCCAACTGAAGATATTGAAGCTGCCATGAATAAGCGCATAGAGGCAATGGATTACAAGCCAAAAACCTTACTTGGCCAGCAATACAGCGACCAAGGAATGCAAATTTTATCTAATGCGCTATTTCCAATTATGTCAGCGGCAGGCGCTGTAGGAGAGCCAGCAGGTATGGCTTATAAGAAACTGCCTCGTCGCGTTCAAATTGGTTTGCAATCACTTTTAGACATGAGCCCGTTATGAGCGAATACAGCGAAACAACTGAAGAATTTGTTAGTGAAGAAACGATCGGCGAAGACGAAATACAATCGATCGTCAGCGAGTCTATCGAGGACGCCGTTGATTTCATCGATAACACGATAAGCCCAGGGCGAGCCGAAGCAGCCGAATATTATGCCGGCGAGCCCTTTGGTAATGAGCAAGAAGGCCGCTCCACTGCAATGACGATGGACGTACGGGATACCGTACAGGCGATGCTGCCATCGTTGGTGCGTATCTTCTGCGCAAGCGATCACGTTGTCGAATACGCGCCTCAAGGTCCGGAAGATTTAGAGATGGCCAGCCAGGCAACTGACTACGCCAATTACATTTTGAATCAAGACCAAGACCAATCGTATATAGAGATTCTTTATGCAGTATTTAAAGACGCGCTTGTAAAGGGCTCAGGATTTCTCAAATACTACTGGGATGAAGCAGAAGAAGTTCAATCGTACAAACTATCAGGACTCGACGAGCAAGCACTCGCTGCACTCAACTCCGACCCTAACGTAGATGTCACATCCCTAGAAACCGCGAGCACCGACACGATCGATTCGCCCGATGGCCAACAAGTCCAACTTTTTACAGTCAGCGTGACGCACAGACGTGCGAACGGCAAAGTAAAAGTAGCGGCGGTGCCTCCAGAAGAGATTCTCGTCAGTCGCCACGCTCGCTCCTTTGCTGACGCTGATCTCATCGCCCACCGCCGCTACGCTACTGTTAGCGAACTCGTTGAAATGGGTTACGAGTACGATGACATCATCGATTACGCAACAGATGATGAAGATTTTGACCTGTTTAACGTAGAGGCAAGAGAGCGCCAGTTTAGCCAGCAGACTCGTGACTACAGCGATCCAACGCGAAGACGTGTGCTGTACGTTGAGGCGTACATGCGAATCGATATGGATGGTGACGGTATCGGTGAGCTGCGCAAGATATGCTGCGCCGGTCCAACCTACGAAGTACAGCGGAACGAGCCATGCGACGATATCCCATTCGCAATGTTCTGCCCTGATCCTGAACCGCATTCATTCTTCGGCATGTCGATCGCCGATCTAACGATGGACATACAGCGCATTAAGTCTGCTGTACTGCGAGCATCACTCGACAGCCTGGCAATGTCTACTCACCCTCGGGTCGGTGTTGTAGAAGGTCAAGCAAGCCTGGAAGACGTGATGAACGTTGAGGCCGGCGGCATTATTCGCATGCGACAGCCTGGTGCTGTTGTGCCTTTCACCTTGCCTTATGTCGGTGGCGATGCCTTTGGCATGATGCAGTATTTAGACGAGATTAGAGAGAACAGGACCGGGATCAGCAAGGCTGCTGATGGTCTGGCGCCAGAAGCTCTGCAAAGCAGCACACTGATGGCAGTCAATCAAACGATCCAGGCAGCGCAGCAACGCACAGAAATGATCGCCAGGCTATTTGCTGAGAACGGCATGTCGCGACTTTTTAAAGGCATCTTGAAGCTAGTCGTTACGCATCAAGAACGAACTCGCATGATTCGATTGCGCAACAACTTTGTGCCGATGAGCCCGGATGCCTGGAATGCCAGCATGGACGTGGTCGCGAACGTTAGTCTGGGTAAAGGCGGAGACACTGAGCGATTGACAATGCTTCAACAGATTGCGCAGAAGCAAGAGCAGTTATTGCAGCAACTCGGTCCAGACAACCCTATCGTCGGCGCGCAGAACTATTACGCGACCATGACGCAGATGTTAGAGCTGGCCGGCTTCAAAGACATTAATCGATTCTTCACCGACCCTTCTCAGTATCAACCGCC